CGCCGAACATATTTGTAATTATCTAAGTTTTATATAAAAAATTACAAAACATTTTTCAAAAAATCATAAGGAATTTTGAAGACAATTTTACAATTTGATTTGTGTCATCACAATTGCTTATTCAACTTTATGAAATTTTTATATGGTGTTATTTACACATACTCAAATGTGTGTTTTTGATGTTTATTTGCTTTTTTATTATTAGGGTTGAGACATTTACAAACTCGTGTTGTATAAAATTTAATACCTTTTCCTTTATATATTTTATTAAGGTCTTTAACACAATCATTAATTGTATAATAACATCCCACATCTTTTCCATTAAAATCTTTTACAATAAATAACTTTGGGTATTTCTTAATTGTTTCATCATATTCTACATTTACATATTTGAAAATAAGACCTTTACATGTAGCACGATATTTTTTAGGATCGAGACAAAGTTTAATATGACTTGCGTCAAATTTAATATTTTCATTTTTATATTTATCCATTGCATCCAATTTCTTCTTACATTCATTTGGTGAATATACATCTGTTAATACAGGATCACCGGCAAAATCTGTAACTATTATTTTATTATCTGGATTGACCCTTTTTTCTATAATAAAATCATTTATTCTATCTTGTTCATTTTCTAATTGAGTTCCAGCACGTAATGAATCAATATGATTTGAATAACGAACGCATTTACCATCTTTTATTATATTCGTTTCATGTTGATTGTCATGTAAAATCATCGGTTTTTCTTTTGTGAGTGGTTCTTTATTAAATGACCGGTAAAAAGCAAGATATATTAATTTATGAAATAGTTTTTTGCCATACATACTATGAGGTAATAGTTTGTTGGTTTTTTGACATTTTACTTGATTACCACGTGTAATACGACCATTTTTATCTTTTATGAAACCCTTGTGTGATATAGCATAAGGCATTTTTCCATCACAATACTTATATAATTCACTCGTTTCATCAAATTTATCAGCACATATTATCCATTTAAAAGAATCATTATCTTCGATATAATCATCTGTATAAATAAATGATAAAGTATAATCACCGATTTTATATTCTTCTCCATTCTTGAGATATTTTGATATAGTTCGTTGTGATATTGTAATAGAATATTTATCTTTCAAATATACAACACCTTTATCTTGTGATTCAATTACATCACTTGTTTTACCATTAACAATAACATGAAGTGGTTTTCCACCTCCTCCTGTATTATTATCAATTTCGTTATTATATATGTGATTACGACTTGTATTTTCACTCCGTGTAACTACTTCAAGAAATCTAAAATGACATTTTTCGTGCGTTTGTAAGATGTGATCTACGTTTGCTGTTCCATTTTTTTTATTTTCACAAAAAAACTTCCAATTTTTATTAGGGTAATAACTCCATAATAGAACATGATGTGGTTGAATACATGATTTTTGTGTTCCGTTTGCTAATTTAAAACCCCATGTTCCATCCTTATTAAATTCTTTAATTTGTTTTTCAGTTACATCACCATTCTTATCAACTTGATATTTATAACCATCTTCTGTTGTATACCATATCTCTTGTGTTTCTTTCATATCTCCATTATCATCAAATACTACAATACGGGCATCACGAGGACGTTTTGGGTTATATCCAATAGGTGTTGGTGTTCCATAAATGTAATATTCTTCATTATCCTCAATAAACTTTATATAATGAAACATTGATTTTGGTTTATTGAAATCTGTAAAAGGTGTATCGATAACTTTGTATTCATCACTACCTACTCTCTTCGTTTTTGTTTTTGTTTCTTGTTCGTTTTGCGACATATCTAAATTTTCGTAACTCATTCTTTTTTATTAACTATGTGTTATATTTTTATATGAATTTTTAAACGCACCAATTTTATTATTATCACACACACATATAACAATTTTTGAAGAATTTAATGTTGAAGTGCGTCAAAAAAACATATAAAAATATATATTTATATATTAGATATGACAGACGAGATTATTATCGAAAACGAAATGAATTCAGGAGAATCAGTTATTCCTCAAAAAAAGACATATTTGAATAAGAATGTAAAATATTCTAAACAGCAAGATATTATCATATATAAACTATTTAAAATCCTTAACTTAGATTTATATAATCAAATTACTCTTCGTGAAATTAACACAAATAAGGAAAAATACAACCAGATATGTGCTTTGTTACCAGATGTAAGAAAATATTATCAACTTAAGTCACCTGGATTCCTATATAGGAACGATGTCAAAAAATTGCCAAGCTGTATTATAAGAGCTATTTTGTCAACAAAAGGTGTGACAATGAAAAGTGAAAACGTATGGTCAAGAGAATTAAAAAAGAAGGAAATCGTTTACACATTTGGTTTAAACGGTTATAAGTTACTAGATCCCTCTTTTTTCATTAACCAAGATAATATTTCTTAATCAAATTTTTATATATCATAATTATAAATGATTGACAAAGAACTCATAATTGGCGTTGCTGCACTCTTCTTTGCCGTTTATCGCGCCTTGTTTATGATGATCCCACTCATGCTCGAAGCAAAAAACATCAGTGATTTTTTTCATGCTTTTGTGCTTATTGCTTGAATAAGGCATCAATGATTTTTTTCAACTCTCCTGACTTTTTTAATTCCAGAGCCAATAGATGGTCTTTTGAATCGTATTCAATAAGATCAACATGTTTATCAAATTTTAAATATTCAGCGTGAAGTTTATCAATTCCCTTATTGGATTTATCGCTATAATGGAAAGTAATTTTTGGGGAAAATGGTTGAAAGTTCTTAAGATTCAAGCATTTTTGGTAGAATTCACTATCCTTTCTCTGAGCCGCGAGAAATCTGCAAGTGCGAGGGGCATTATATATATCTTTAATAACATCATCCTTGATATGGTTTATGACGGATTGTGCATTAAATACAATGACTTCATCGAAATTAAGAATACTGCCAAAAAGCATTGCTGCGAAGCCTCCTGAACTACACCCGAACGCGACGATACGTTTATACTTATTCCCTATTAAGTTCCTTAAAAATTCAATTGATTCCTCAAGAGAGTTTGAATTATGGCGAAACCCCAATAAATAGTACCTTGCACACCATACACTAGAACCTGGTGGTCCAGTGTCACGTAAAAAAAGTTTATCAACATTTTTATATTGCTTCATAAAATTATAGAAATTGAATGTGGGTATAGAATCCTTCCATCCCATTCCAGCGAAGCTGACGAACAACGTCTCACGATCATTTTTTTCAAAAACATAATCATCTGAATCTGTCCAACTTTTCGGCTGAACATCGCTATAATCAATATCACCATATGTAACGACGTTTTCAGGCTTTTTATATTCAATTCTTAGATTAGACAATAGAGGCTTATAATTATCTATAAACTTTGTGTTTTTTTCAGGAATTTTCATAATCAATTTTTTGAGTTCTGCTCCAACTTCGTCGAAAAAGAAACTGATCAAGACTTTGCGTTCTCCTTTGGTAACCTCAGTAACACCATGTAAAAGTGAAGAATCGAATACTATTACTGAACCTTTCGCAAGCTTGAACTCTTTGTTTAACTTCGGAAATCTTAATATGCCACCCTCATAATCATCAGGGCTACTCAAAGCACTCACCATAGAAATAGTTCTATACTTCGTCTCTCGTGAATCATCTGTATGAAGGTTGTAAAAGCCCTTTTCAATGCTGTCATAGAATCCAATTTTCCACGATTCTCTAAAGTCTATCCTCTTTCCAAAAGTTTTCTTTACTTCATTGTATAAACTGTCGTAAACAATGTCATCAATGTATCGTAACACATTCGGAGTTTTGATATAGAGATCTTTTCGATTCTTTTGGGTTAAATTCACACGACCCCCAACCCTTCCTTGGGCATAAGCCATGTTTTTAGTTAAGTTCAGAAGATTTTTTGTTGAATCATCATCAAAAACGTTTTCGTAAACTTGAATCATACTTACATAAATATAACATTTTTACTTTAACAAACAAACGCATTTAAAAAAATTTTGAAACGATATGGTCAACGAAAACATTCATATTATGCACCTCACCTGATATTGAAATGAGTTTTTCAATTTCATTTCTTTTTTCTGGTTTTGCCTGTGCTATTTGGTGTAAAATAGAACATATATCTACTGAATCTTCGAACAAAATTTCTGAAATCTCTCTTTTTTTCTTTTTCAATTCAATTAGCCATTTATAAGTAATGTTTTTAGGATAAATCGCGAAATATTCATCAATACCAAACTTACCACCAAATATATTTTTCATGATTTGCAAGTTCGATAAGAATTTTCTAAAATCACAATTACATTCAGAGAAAATTTTCTTAAAATTTTTTTTATCATAGGAAATTTGTTCGGCAGAACAAATTTTCAGAATACTTTGTTCAACATCATTATACGAGAGAGCTTTAAATTCAAATATTTTACATTCTGCTTGAACATTTGCAAGTACTTTTTTAATATCATTACACGTAATGTAAAATCGAACGTCTTTTCGCGTTTTCATAATTTCGTATAGAATTTGCTGGTCTGCTAAACAAATGCTTTCAAATTCATCGATATAAACAATTTTCGAATCAGTTGATTTAAAATTTACAAAATTGTTCAATTTTTCGATGAACATACAAAAATTATTTTTATATTTCGAAGATCTGAATATAGAATTTTCATGGTTATCTTTCAAAAATATGCGAAAAATACTACTCTTTCCACATCCAGAAGGACCGTGAAGAAGCAAATTTCCGTTTTTATACTTATTTATTATTTGTTGGCTTTTACCACAAAAATCATCGAGGTTCGCGGGTCGGTATTTTTCAACGAACAACATTTTTCTTATTATAATTAGTGTATATTATGTTTATATGTTTTTACACACAGTTTTTTTTGAAAGTTAGTTCAAATGCTCCAAACATTTATTGATTGACTTTGAGTGATATGTCAACGAACGTTTTGTATGCAACTTCGTGGGAATATCGGACTTTCTTGTAACTTTAAGTTCAATAATACTTTCATCTCTTTGTTTTCTATAATTTACAATCAAAATTAAAAAAACGCAAACAAATATAAACAAACCTAAAATAAGCCGTGTATCTTTCATTTATATAACATTGATATTTTTATTTTCAAGTTGCTAATACAGGAACAGGACGAGGTAGAACATAAGTGAATGTTAAGCCTTTGTAAGATTTATGGCCCGTACCTGGATTGAGACAATTGTGAATAGCACCATAATTAAAAGTTTCATTTTCATCATTTTTACAAAAAAACCTTACGGTTATTTCTAAATTTACTCATCATTATACCAAGGTGCATATTTAGGATCGAAACTTTGAGTATCAAAGAACATATCCTCCATATTAGTCACATTAGAAGTATCCCACTTGGAAATGTCTTGATCGAAACTTCTAGCATAATAGAACATACTATTCATATTAATCACATTAGAAACATCCCATTTTGAAATGTCTTGATTGAAATTTTCAGCACATGAAAACATTCCCAACATATCGACAACATTAGAAACATCCCATTTTGAAATGTCTTGATTGAAATTTTCAGCACATTCGAACATACCAGTCATATTAGTCACATTAGAAGTATCCCAACCTCCAATGGGTTGATTGAAATTATTAGCAGCTGCAAACATACCATACATATTAGTCACTTTTGAAACATCCCATTTTGAAATGTCTTGATTGAAATTTTCTGCACCTGCAAACATACCATACATATTAGTCACTTTTGAAACATCCCATTTTGAAATATCTTGATTGAATACCTGATTCATTTCAAACATACCAGTCATATTAGTCACACTAGAAGTATCCCAACCTCCAATTGGTTGATTGAAATTTTCAGTCCATTTGAACATACCAGTCATATTAGTCACATTAGAAGTATCCCATTTTCCAATAGGTTGATTGAAATAAGAGAGACCCCAGAATAGTTTAGACATATCAGTAACCTCTGATGTGTTCCAATCTTCAATCTTACCATATTTTTTGATAATAGCGTTCATTGTCTCACCACCTGCAAGGTAGTCTTTGACAGCAACACGAATAGTTTCGTCATCTAATGGCAAGTACTCAATATAAGGAAAGATCTCGTAAAGTGCCACAAACTCGGGCACATACATCATTTCTTCAAGTAAAATTGTTGTGAAATCATATATAAGTTTCAAGGTCGTTTTTTCATCATTTTTAAAAAAATAATAAGGGATTTTAATGACATTTTGAGTTATGTCATCAAATTTCCTTATTCTTTTTATGTTCAGTCTTTAACAATTAGGATTTCCATAGCTTTGTGAATATTGTCTACGCAAATTACGTCAAATGAGTCATCAATTAGCTTAGGATATTCTTTCTTAATTTTTTCAAGATCTTCTTCGTTCTGTTTGGGGCAAAGGCACAAAGTGCAGCCTGCTTTCTTAGCACCGTGAAGTTTGCTGTCAAGCCCGCCTATGCAAGTCACATTACCTGATAAATCAATTTCACCTGTTGTTGCGATATGATTGTAGATCTTCTTGTTCATAAGTTTAGAATAAATAGCGACAGTAATAGCACAGCCCGCACTAGGTCCATCTTTGGGAGTAGCCCCTTCTGGAACATGGATGTGCAGGTCGGTGTTTTTTAACTTCTGTGCTAGTTTGTTCTGATCTCGAGGACCCATCAAACTCCAAGCAACAGATTTCGCAACTGCCATCGACTCTTTCATGACATCACCCTGCATACCGGTAAGTTTCAAACCCAATGTTGTATTAGATGGAATGAACTTTGTCTCAATTACAGTAAGACCACCATTACCATTCGAACAGGCATACATTCCATTAATCTTACCGATTTCTGGAAATTCATGAATCTTTTCTGGGCGAATTTTAGTTTTATCTTTTAGGAAATCATTAACAACATCTTCGGTTTTAACAGTTACAGGAAATTTAACAGAATTTCCCGTAAGAAAACGGAGATTTAGTTCACGAACAATTTCATATAAAATTTTTTTTAGGCTTCTAACACCGCCTTCGAGAGTATAGTCTTGAACAATCTTCTTGACAGTTTCCTCTTTCATCTTAATCGAACCCTTCTTTACACCAATATCAGACTCAATCGCAGGAATAAGAAAGTTGTGAGCAATCTTAACTTTATCATCAATCTTAAACCCTTTGGTGGTAACGTGCTGAATTCGGTCCATCAAAATAGGATTGATTTCATAGCGGTCATTGTAGCTGAAAACAAATGTGCACTTGGATAGATCAATGTCAAGGTCAGCAAAGTACTTATCCTTATAATGAGAATTCTGAGAAGGATCAATTAGATGGATTAGAAGATTGATGATTTCATCACCCTTTGTTGTTTTCGATACCTTGTCAAGCTCATCAAGGTAAATTACAGGATTCATGCATTTTGCCTTAATAAGAGCTTCCACAATCATACCGTGACGAGACCCTTCATATGTGAAAGAATGTCCTTCCAGATTCGAAGCATCTGTGAAACCGCCAAGGGGGATGGTCACAAATGGGCGATTGAGTGCTTTGGCAAAGCCCCTCTCAATCATGGTTGTCTTACCATTTCCCATTGGTCCTTCGATTCCAATTACGAGTCCATTTGCCGACTTATTAGAAATGTTCTGGGCAACGTAACGCAGCACCTGTTTCTTAGCATCTTCATGGCCATATACAGCATTATCAAGTAAACCCTTTGTCTTATTTAGAAACTCTTTGACATTTTTCTTATTGTTCATATCAACCGGAGTCTCATTCGCATATACACCAAAAGGAATTTTCAAAGCATTGTTGATGAACTCACGGTATTTGTTAGAACCATCAGAGTCACTGTTATTGAGAACATCAATAATATTGTTCTTAAATTCGGTGGGAAGCTTAGAGAGAATCAACTTGTAGATGATAGGTAGATTGGCGTTTTTCTTGATGGGTTCTTTGATGAAGTCGAGAATTTTCGCCTTGTCGTCATCTTCAAGACCCTCGAAAATTTCGACCTTAGACTTGATGTTGGAATGTTTGGAATTGAGTTTGTCATTGAAATACTTCTCAACATCAACCGAATTGGCGCGACCGCGACCAAGGCGACGCTTCTTGGAAGCGTGATACTCTTCTTCCTCCTCCTCATCATCATCGTCATCATCATCCTCATCGTCATCATCGTAATACTCTTCGTCATCATCAACATAGTCTTCATCATCGTCATCATCGTCACGCATACGTTTCTTGGTTTTTACGGCATCTGCGAGAGAAAGGTGATGTTCAATCTGCTCATCAATGAAATCAATAATAGAATCTTTCTTAGAACGAGTGTTATACCACTTGTCAAGCTCACCAACAACAATCGAATGAATCTGTTTGAGACCAGACGTGATATCACGCTTCTGTTTAGCAGTGAGATTTACCGAGGCGGGTGTGGAAATTTCTGGAAAAGATGTTTTGATCTTCTTCATGAAAATTTCGAGAAGTTTCTCATTTTTATGAAGATTCGACGTGAGCATCGATTCACGAATAGTTCGGTAAAAATCTACGATCAATTTACAGGACTGTTCAAAGGAATTAGCGAGATTCATTTTGAGTACTTATTATAAACACTGAAAATTATATAAAATTTATTAAAACATTTTTAAAAAAAAGTTAAGGAATTTTAATAGAACTTTGTAAAGTTTCACGATTGTTAGTAAAATTCCTAATTAAATTTACTTCACAAATTCTATATCTTCGTTATAGCTAAGTTCTTTTCTAATTGTTTTTAGTAGCAAAATCTTGTATTCAAAATATTTTTTTGAAGGAACTTCAACCGCAACACGTATTTTTGTACCCCACGTGCTGTGTTCGTACATGATAGTTGTTTTACCTACATCGATCCCGTCGAAACGATCTTCGATAATATCGAATATATCATTTTCAATCATATCAAAGTCATTATTGCTTGCGACTGTGATTTCTGTGATGATTTTTGCGGTTGTATTTTTTGAAACATTTACAAAACTTTTTGTCCAAAAATCTGCATTTGGAATATAGCGTGTTTTACGTGTGAATTGGTCTTTGAGTTCGACAGAAAAAAGATTAAGTTTGTTAATTTTACCTTCAAATTCGTCCAATATAACGTAATCACCTAATCTAATGCGATCAAATGCGATTAGAAGTAAACCCGAAAAGTAGTTGGCAATTTGTGAGCTCATCGCAGTTGGAATAGCAATAAGGAGAACACCTACGTAACTCGCCAAATAAACTTTATTTAAACCAATTACACGCATAGCAAGAAATAGCATTATAATCAATGTAAAGAATCGAATCAAAAGCACAGCAAGTCCTTTTTGAAAGAAGTTTTCTATTTCATCGTTTTTGAAATTTGTTTCTTGAAGTCTTGATGTAATTCCCGAGGAAATAGGAAACGTTGAAAAAACCAAAATAATTGCTATTATATACCGAACATAAACGAAATTTTCTGAATTGTAAAAATTCGACAAATTTTCCTTAAAATTTTGCGGATCTTCTATCAAAGGTTTCTTTTCTATTACGGGAACATTAGTTGGTTTAGGTTTCACAATCGATTTTAACATTTTTGGCATTTTTGGTGTTGCTTGTGGTTGTGATGTTGGTGTTGCTTCAGCCATTATTATACATAACATATATTTTAAATCGCGGCAGCATTTCTATTATGAGGTTCAATATAAGGAATTTCGAGAAACTTGAAAATATCTTTTTCAGTTTTGAATTTATCTTTCACATTCTGAAATTTGTATTCATTGAGTGTAAATCCCTTACTCTTGGAAATTTCTCGCATCTTTACATTAAAGTCCTTATTACCTGTGAAGTATAGAATAGCGAACGGATAATCTTCTACATTTGTAATCATAAAATCAACCCGACGTCCAAATGCATCACCATTGATTTTGCAAATTGTCATTGATTTATGTTTCCCCTTTGAAAGGGTCTCACGGATTACATTTTGTTTTTTCAATTCAGCAATAATCTTATCAAATACTTTTTCATCATCACTTTTGAAGATAACATCAATATCACCAGAATCAGTCGCACCGCGACGATAAGATCCGACAATCTCATAGTCAACATCAAATTTAGCAAAGATTTCATTGAATTTTTTATCATAATCGTCTATAATTTCACGAGGAATTCGCTTTTTTATGTCTTCGTAATATTTCAGACCAATTTTTTGTTTTGCGTTCAATACAGATGTGTTCTTTTTAAGCTCTTCAATAGATTTGAATTTTTCAGCGAGTTCTTTAGCTTTCTTAGGTCCAACTCCATAGATTTCTGTAAAAGCATAGAAAGGTTTAGAAAGCTCTTCTTCGATAAATTTGATATTTCCTGTTTCAAGAAATTCGGTAAATCTTGTCTTGATCGATTTACCAACTCCTTTGAGGCCATCAAGTTGCTTTACATCACTCAAATTGAAGTCAAGTTTCTTAATAGATTCGATAGAAGTAGAAGTCGCTTTTGCTTTGAATGATTCACCATTAGACTTATAGATGAATTCAATTTTGTTTAGAAGTTCAATAAATTTTTCGTTTGCCATTTTGTATTTAACCTAACAAATATATAAAAAATTTCAAAACATTTTTCAAAAAATAATAAGGAATTTTGAAGACAGTTTGACAATTTGATTTGTGTTCATCACAATCCCTTATCAAGAAAGGGTCGCGCTTTAGCGGTGAAAATGTATGAAACCACAAATAAATAAAAAAACCTATCGTTGACAGGAACACGAATGTGTTTTTTTTAATCATTAGACCCAGTAAGGTGGTCCAGTCCTGTAGCATACAATGCGGGTAATAGCAGAAAGTTTTCCCGATCCGCAAACCCTAACGACTCACCTCAACCGGCATTTTGTCGCTGAAACATATTATACGTTTGGGGGGGTCATTTTTTAACATTTTTTACTTTTTTTTGAAAATACCCTTATAAAGAAAGGGTCGCGCTTTAGCGGTGAAAAGGTATGAAACCACAAATAAATAAAAAAACCTATCTTTGATAGGAACACAAATGTGTTTTTCCCTTTTAAAGGGTTAGTTTTTTGAGTTCTCTTTTTTCCCTTTTAAAGGGTTAGTTTTTTTGAGTTCTCGTTTTTTTACCCTTTTAAAGGGTTAGTTTTATGAGTTCTCATTTTTGTTACCTTTTTTTATGGTTACTTTTATGAGTTCTCCTTTTTACCCTTTTTAGGGTTAGTTTTTTTTGAGTTCTCGTTTTTGTTTCCTTTTTGTAGGACTACTTTTATGAGTTCTCGTTTTTTTGATGTGACACTTTTATCAGGCAGCCTCTTTCCTTTATTGGCGGGA